CCTGTCATATAGTGAGCTATAGTTAAAGCGCCTCCAGCATGAGACTGAATAACTCCTAAAGGAACCCACCATATAACCCCCTCACTCATAAACACACAAGCGTTAAAAGTTAGAGCTAAACTTTCTAGTACTTCATAAGCTGAGAAGTACTCGTTATTGTTATCCTCATCTTTTTTATAGTAGGTATCGTGAGCAATTTTTGCATTATGTAGCTGTTGGTTTTGTAGTCCACCACCATCTATATAAGTCTTGTACTCTTTACCTATAAAGTCCTCAAAGAATTTAAGCTCTGTATCTGAAGCCGTCCATATATCGGATACATGAAGCTTTGTAATAATTCGGTGTAGGTGTGCTAGTATGGTATCTGTTCCTGTAAAAGCTGCTCCGTTGTTGTTGTACTTTATTCCTTTAAGATTAGCTAGCCCATCTACAGCCGTTATAGTTATTGCTGCGTGTGGAAACTCATCAGGGATAACTGTCTGCTCTGGTAGTATCTCACCCACCCAAAACAAAGTATTAGTAGAGTCCTGGTCTTTATATATCTCTATCCTGTATGTACCCTCTTCGGCTGTAGATAGAGCTGTATAGAACGCGTCAAAGGTTACTGTCTCGCTGTCATTTTGGTACATGGTAAATTGTACCCTACTCCCTACTATTGGCTTACAGCGATCGTACTCGTCAAAGTCATAGCTCAATCTAAAGCCATCAGGCCCCAGGTTAAAAGTCTTATTTAGATCAGTGCCCGCCTCTGTAGTATATACTTTAACTAGCCAATCCTCTCCAGAGATATCTGTAAATTCTGATTTGAATAATGTATATCCCATTAGAATCTGTTTCTATCGCGTGTAGCTCTGTTGTTACTTATTACAATGTCATCACCTGAGATACGGCCATACACTTGTATCGCGTTACCTCCTATCAAATCCTTGAGCTTCGATAAAGGAGCAATTATTTCAGGATCCACATTAGCTCCTCTATTATCTCCTACCATTGCGAGCGTTGGTCCATAAGCTAGCCCTCCCTCAGCTAGTGCTGGTATGTTAGCTAGCAAAGCATCTAGAGCGCTCAATCCAGCAAGCGCAAAAGCTGGAGCAGCTAAACCTCCGCTTGCTTGGTTAGCTAAATTCTGAGGGCTTGTAGCGTTGGTTATTACGTTTGCTTTTGCTATAGCTATAAGAGATCTAATTACATCTACAGCGAACCCTTTGAAAGCTTCTGCTCCTGAGCTAGCACCAGCCGCCATACTTCCAAAAGCACTTCCTAAAGTTTGCGCTAGCGTTATTGTTTGATCGCTTAGAGTTGTTATAGACTCCCCTAGAATTGAAGTAGATTCCTGTAGCTCTTGAATAGGCTTTTTAACTGCTATTAATTTAACAGGCAAAAGATCTAGCAGCTCCATCTGTTTAGGAGAGATTACTTCAATTAATCCATCATCATCATTTATTAGTATTAACCTCTCAGCAGCATCAATAACCCTTTGAAATTCGTCTCTATAATCTCTTAGATCTTTAAGCTGGTTCCTAGCTCCCTCTCCTACAAAGCCGCCCCTGTCTGCTATAGCTTGCTGTATTCTTTTTATCTCTTCGTCTGCTTCTTGTACTCTTAGAGCTGCGAACTCCATAGACTCAGCTATCTCTTCAGCTGCAGCTCCTGGACTCACTTGCGCTTCTATTTCTAGCTGTGCTTTGTTTAGATCCTTTAAAGCTGTCTCTACTTTTTTAATCTCTTTACTTGCGTTACTCGCTTCTCTAGAAGTATCTAAGAATAGCAATGAGATAGCTGAGATAGCTACAGTAGCTGCTAATATCTGAGGCATAGAAGTAGCAAAAGCTATCCCGATTAATTTAATACCCGCTATAATTTTAGGTATAGCTATAAGTAACGGACCTATAGTAGCAACTAGACCAGCTATTACTAATATGTTTTTTTTCGTTTTATCAGAGAGCTCTGTAAAGCCTTGCGCTAATCCTATAACATTATCTAATATTCTGTTTACAGCTGGGAGCAAGTCCTCAGCTAGAGCAGCGCCAGCAAGTTTCAAGTTATCTAGAGCTGTGCTAAACTTTCCTGTAGCTGTTTCTGAGAGCTGCTCCATAGCTCCGTTAGCCATACCTCCCTCCTCATTGAAGCTCTTAAGAGTAGCATTGAACTGCTCAACGCTTACAGCTCCAGCTCCTAGCTCTGAAGGTAGTAATCCTGTAGCATCTGAAAGCGCCTTGAATATAGGGATACCCCTCTCAGCTAGTTGGTTTAAATTCTCTAGCTCTACCTTACCCTTAGCATTTACCTTAGCGAAGATAGCCGCTATCTCATTAATGGGCTGTCCTGTTGTGGCTGCTATATCTCCTAAGAATTGTAGCTGTTCGTTTACCTCGCTTATCTTAGTTCCTGAAGCTATGAGCTGTCGAGCTGAAGTAGCAACCGCTTCTATCTGGAAGGGAGTCTTAGCTGTGAACTCATTGAGCTGCTCCATCATGTCAGCCGCTTGCTTGGCTCCTCCTGTTAGAGAGATAAAGCTTACCTCCATCTTCTCTAGGTCTGCTGCGCTCTTAATAGCCATAGCCCCTACTCCGAGAATAGGTAGCGTAATGGCTTTAGTCATCTGAGTACCTAGAGCCGTGAAGTTAGAAGTCATCGAGCGCATATTGCGCTGTACTCTACCGAGGCTCTTATTTAGATCCCTTGTATCTGCTCCTATCCTTACTACTAAATCTCCTAGCTTTGCCATTACTTACTATATTTTACCAAGCTTTCGAGCATCCTACGGCCGTCTAGCTGTGGTTTATTCTTTTGTGCTGCTTTCTCCCAAGGAAAGACAGCTAAATCTTTCGGGGTAATCTTCGCCCCTTTCTTTGTGTGTACGTTTAAGAGTAGAGCTGTTTGCCATCTAGTGCGCTCCCAGTCTGAGCGCTCCTTGATCTCTTCGCTTTGTCTCTTACCTCGTACAGCGTTACCGAGCTCCTCGAATGTTAAAGAGTAAAGGGCTGCTGGAGCTAAACCTAATAAGCCTAGCCCCAGCTCCTCTATCCTGTTCCATGTCAAGGGATCGCCTTTGTCTTTTTTTTTGAGTCAGCTGTTGAGTCGCTACTCATTGCCTCCTCCATAACCTTAACTAACTTAGGTAGGTCTTGTACCTCTATTAGTCCTAGCCATTCATCTACACTCAAATTAAACTCCATCCCTTGAGCTGCACAGCCGTCCACTACGAAGTAGTAAATTAGCTCAGGGATTAGAGTAACATCTGAAGCATCCACTTCGACTACCTTAACTCCTGTCGCTTTCTCAAAGTTTCTCCAGGCTCTAAGCGTAGCTTTGACAGGATAGCTTTTATTATTGAGTGAGATATCCATTACGAGATAACGTTATATGCTATGCTCTCTACTAGCTGTACAGTACAAGAGAATGAAGCATTATCCTCTACGCCTCCTGTAAGATCTAGAGCAGTTATGTAACCCTTAGCTACGTACTCCATATCTCCAGCGTTAGGTGTTGAGCCTGAGCCTACAATCTGAGTTAGTTTGATATCTAACTTATCTTTTGTATTCTGAAAGTCGAAGAGCTCATGCACTCCGTTTGTAGCATCGTTAGCAAACATCCCAGAGAAGGACATAGTTGCCTCTATCATACCAGGTAGTAAGCTTTTATATCCCGCATTTGATTTCGTTGTGGTATCACGAAGATCTAAATTAGTAGAGATAGAACAATCTGTTAAATTATCTACCATTACTAGAGTCCCGCCCTCGGATCCTAAAGTTACTTTAAGATTAGAGCCGTTTATTATTCCTGAAGTTTCAGCCATTTTATTTAGTTTTTTTGTTTTTCTTTTTACGCCTGTCTCCTCCGACAAGTGCTGTTATCATAATATCTATCCAGCCAAATATTTTAACCGCTTGACTGTCTGACGGTACGAGAGAGAAGATAGCTCTCGCAGCTATTAATAAGGCAAATAATATGCTTTGCCAGTGATTTATTATTAGGTTCTCCATTTATAAATTTTTTATTCTTATTGAGTAGTCCTGGATAGCAGCCCAAAGCTTACGAGCTTCGTTAACATCCATTTGTTCATTAACGTAATTAGTGCTCTGTATCTCTATCGTGTTGTACGTTCCTGTCTTTCTATCTAGAGCAGCTCTTACGCTTACTCCTAGATCTACAGCTTTGTTATATGTATCTTGGAAGCCGTACACTTCTATACTAGCTGTGTCTATATCTCCGTTAGCGTTCTTAGTTTCACTTGGTGAGTTACTTACTACAGAGTACACGATATAAGGAGCGTCTATATCTGGAGGGGCGAGCTCTGGGAAGATTTTATTTAATACTACCTCCTCAACAGAGATGTTTGTTATAGTACACGCATCGCCACCTTCGTTTGTTATTGAAAAAGTCGCAGCTTTAGCTTGTAGATAGTAAGTGTGTGTTCCGTTTTTTAATGTCCTTGTTGCCTCATCCCCATAAAACGAAGTTGAGGAGAACACTAATAAAGTAGGATTGCCTGTAACTTTAACTGTAATCTTGTAGGAAGTATCCGCGGTAAGTATTGATTGAGTTATAAACCCTACCGAACCATCTGAGATAGCTACGTCTTCGCCAAATGTCCAACCAGTTCCAAGTGTCCAATATCCGTTAGGGTCTACAAGTTGAGCAGAAATATCAGTTACCGCCCCTTCAAAGTAACCGTCTATATTTACCATGCGAAAATTAGAAGCTACTCCGATTGGTACGTACTCAGTTATCCCGACTGCGTTTGCCGTAGTTACCGCCCCATAATCCGTAGCACTTACCGATCCCGCTATGTAATCCGATACGCTGTAAATTATCTTCCACGTTTTAGCGGAAAGGGAAACGGCTTGGGTTAGGTATGATGTCGCTATCTCTTGGACTGAATAATTGCTTACCTCTCCTACAAAGTTTACCCCTCGTAGATAAATGTAATTATTTGAATATTGTCGTACTCCATAAATCGTATATGTTCCAACAGCGTTTCTTGCAATGAACGAACCATCTACAAGGAATAAAGGATATACAGTGCCGCTTGTATAACTTGAAATTGTGAACGTGACTTTAAACCATTTATCATCACCAGAAGGGAGAGAACTTTGATAAAGTAAATCATTAGCACCTGAACCATCACAAATCGCAACACCATCTCCAAATGTCCACCCCGTTTCAACAGTCCACCCCTCTCCGAGTTCTTGGACTGAGATGTTTGTAACTGTTAAATTTGCGTCGTTAGTTGGTTCTAAATATAAGTCATCATAAGTTGCGATGTAGTATTGTGTCTTAACCCCTATTGTGTTAAAACTTGGTGAACCTGGTTCAAAATTAGCAATACTACCTGAAGAAATAGATGTTATTTCAAAAGTTAACTTGTAAGATTTACCAATAGTTATAAAGTTTTCTTGATAAAGTTTTCTGTATGCACTTACAGTAGATTGAAAAATAGCCACTTCATCGCCAATACTCCAACCATTTTGGAGTGTCCAATCCGCACCGAGTTCTTTAACGGAGATATCGGTAATTACAATATTTGTGTTTGGCTGGCCCCCCGCTCTTTTGAATACAGCTCTTAATTCTGTAGAAAGACCTACCACAAAAATATCATGTGTGCCAACAGTAGAAGGGATGGCCACATCATAATCTTCAAGAGCAAGAAAATTAGTTAACGGTAAAGAATTGCTTACTATTCTATATGATACTTTGTATGATTTTCCTCCTTCAAATACTGAATTTTGTATCATGTATGAGTTACCACTTGTAACACCATTTGAAATTAAAGCGCCATATCCCCCTGAGCCATCGCTTACCGCTGTAGGAGTTACACCATCACCAGAACTTCCCGCATTCCACCCAGTCATATCACCAGTTGCGAAATCTCCGTTTGTAATAATCTCCCCCCCAGTATCCGTAAAGTTTGGATTGTCTACAAGGTTGATACCCGCAGCACTAAAATCTCCGTTCGTTACTTCCTCACTTCCTAACGCTTGGGTGCTTATAGCTTTATCTTCTCCAAATGACCACCCTATTCCATTTGTCCAGTCTTCACCAACTTCTTTGACGGATACGTTGTCCCATAACCCATAAGCGCCATTATCATAAACATATAATCTTAATTGCGTTGATGTTGATGTAGCAGTAATAGTAAAATCAAAACTACCATCTGCATATAAATTTCTAAATTGACTATCTGCACTATTATAGACAGCCAATCTGCTTGACGTTCCGATAAAGGCATCAGCTGTAACCTTATATGTTTTACCTATTTCTGTTGTAACCGATTGACTTGGGTAACCACTTCCCCCACTAATAGCAACCTTTAACTTATTATTATCTATCGTTAAAGTTGCATTTGCGTTAGGTGTCCAATTATTAATTCCATTACTAAAATCTCCGTTTGTAATTAATTCAGTTACACCAGTAAAACCTCCGTTAGTTATTACATCCGTTCCTAATTCATCAAATTCACCATTCTCTACAAGCTCCGTTCCTGTAGGTGAGTAGTCCGTAGTATTAAAGGGGAAGTTACTTTGTACGTCCGTAGATTGAGACAGTATGTTATATATCGCTTTACCTACCTTCATAGCGTCTTAGCATATTTAGCGAACTCTCTCTTTAATAAGATTAGCTGTAGTTTCTCGCTTCTGTTTTTAGTAGCTTTTTTACCTTGCTCGAATACGCCTGTGTTTTGTGTTCTATGCTTACCTCCAAACCTCTTGCCGTAATCTCCTGTTTCTACAATACCAGCATACCAGCCGTCCGCGTATTTAGTAGTTTTACCTTTCTTTCCTATGGCTTTTGTTCTAGGCCCAGCTAGTATAGTATTACTATTCTTTGAAGGTTGCCACGTTCCGCTAGATCTCCTTAGCTGCCCTTTTTTTGTTTTAGTATAAGATTTATTTCCTTTCTTATCTGTGTGAGTTACAGTAAAAGAATTACCTTGAAAATTAGTATCTCTTATATTAGCCTTTAAGTAGTTGGCATATACTCCCCCTACTCTCTCTCCTATCTTCTGTAAAGCTTCAGAGTCTTTAATACTCCATTGAGCAATTTTATCTATATTTTTATAGAGCTCATTAGCTCCTGAAATAGTAACGCTCATCAGTTCACAAGTAATTCAGTTATAACTCTGAGCTGCTCATTACGCCCTACCTCCTGGACTCCTAGTATCTCATATATCTTAGAGTCATAGCTTATCCTGTATGATGGGGAAAGCAGCCCCACCTGGGAACTGTTACGTATCGTAAAGATAACCGATTGAAAGCTCACTACTTGCTCTCCACTATTGCGCTCACTAGCTGAGGGCTTGCGCTCTATAGCAGCCCATACTGTAGCATAGGTACCCCAGGACACAGTACGCTCTCCGTAATCGTTTACAGTTGACGTAGGTTGCTGTAGTATTACCCTTCTATCTAGTGCCCCTATATTCATCTAGTGTTAATGATTCTATAAGGATTGATAATAGCTTTTATACCTAAGGGGATAACCGCTGTAATTGTACCCACTACAACCGCGCGCCTATTCTCGTAGTAGTGAGCTGCGAGCATCTTAATGGCGTGAGTTAATGGTGGATTAATGTCGTTTGATACTGTACCGTTTATAGTTACTCTATTAAATTTGTCATCTACTAGATCTGGAGTATTCTTAAAATTAATTCTCCCGGGCTGTCGGCTTGTATCTGTAAAGTATTTAGAAGCTGCTAAAGTTTGCGAAGCTCCAGCTCTATCTAAGTAAGTTACAGAGCTAACTGTAGCTACCTGATAAGGGAACTCTATAAAGTGGAAGCTGTCTAAATAAAATACATAAGTAGTACTCTTAAAGTGCCTACCTGTATAGTCTTGAATTGATTGTGTTGCAGCGTCAATAATCGCTGTAATAGTTGTGTCCTCGTCTGAATGGTCAACACGTAAAAACTCTTTCATATCTGCTAGAGATACAATGTCGGTTCCTGTCGGTTGTGCTGCGTATGTAAAATTCATTAGAGAAGTATTTAGAAAAAAAGAGGGCGAGCGAGTAGCCCGCCCCCAATTTCATATTAGTATATCTTAGATTACGTTAGTAATAGAAGCGAAAGCTCCCGCCTGACGTACATCTACATCGTAGAACTTATTCAAGTGTAGAGCTATCTGAGCTGTTCCAGCATTCGAGTAAGGATCTACTAAGAGATCTAAACCACCGAAGTAAGCTAGTACTAAACCTTGAGCCCAATCACCGAAGCAAATATCTCCAGCGTCCGCAGTTCCATCTACTAGGTTAGGAGTAGCTACAGCTGGGAAGCCGTCAAAACTCTGTCCACTCCAGAAAGCATTGATAGAGTCAACAGTAGCTAAGTCTCTAGATACTTTCCATCCTGTTGGACTCATAGCCCACTTACAGTTAGCAAAGTTACCTCCAGCGGCTAGTACATCTTTCTCCAACTCAAACAACATAGCTGGCGTTAAAGCTGCTCCAGCTCCAGCTGTTTGTGTTGCTGCTGCTGCTTTAGCGAAAGCTGCTTTGTCAATAGTCTCATTGATTCCAGCAGTTAGCTCACGAGCGATTAAGGTGTCTACCTGATTACCTCCCTGTAAGATTAACTGCTTTGAGAATAAAGTCTTATTAGCTACTCGGATAGGAGAAAGCTCTAGCTCGTCCATTTCCATTTCAGAGTCAGCGTCTGCGCTTACCTCAGTCTCTTCTGTACCTATAGCTTTATTGCTTACTCTTGGAAACTTAAGATTACCTGTAGCTCCGTGAATAGTAGTAGCACCTAGCTGCTCAATCATAGTTGGAGCTCTCAAAGCTTCAATTACTCCTGGTACGTTAGTAGGTACATATCCTGAACCATCACCGCTTCCAGCTTGGAAGTTATCAGCTGATCCAGCACGTAGTAGCGCTGCTTCAGGTATTCCGATTTGGCCTGTCATCTGTAAGCCACGAGCTTGCATTTCTGTGCGTGCCTCTTGAGCCCACTCAGCCTCTGCTCCCTCTAAGCCTTTACCTAGAGATACAGTTTCTACTGCGCGAGATAGAGAGAAAGATCTGTTAATTTTATCCATCTCCTTAGTCTCACTGATAGAAGTACCAGCAAAGTTAGCCTGACGAGCAATCATCTCTTCATGCGCTGCACGACGCTTGATCTTATTATCTAAGCGAGTTACCTCACCTTCGAGAAAATCCGCTCTCTGCTCCTCTTCGTTTGTGAGCTCGCGCCCCTCTGTTTCTGTATTCTCGATAAGAGATACATGCTCCTCGTAGTTTTTGCTACGTAGAGCTTTCATTTCATTCAAATTCATTTTTTTATTTTTTAATTTACTTTTTATTTTTTCGCTGGGCTTAACCTCAGCTGTACGAATTTCTTTTGCTTCCTCCTCTTCCTCTCTTGCTACGACAGTAGCCTCTTTATACGCTGGATAAGTGACGGGCGAAACGTCCAATAACTGAGCCACCTCATTAACTTTCCGCGAGCTCCTGTCCTCGCTCCAGGTCTGATCCTTAATCGTAAACGCAAACGAAGATTGCGAGATATCACCCCTTTGAATAGATTCATATAGATCTGTTGCGTATTGTTGATTCCCTAGTTTTACTCTGTACTTTAATCCTACGTCATCGCTTGTTAGCTCTAGAGTGCCAGCGCTAGTACGTCCAAGTACTAAACTAGGATCGTGATTGATTAAAGCTCTTACATCATTCTCTAGCACGTTATCAAAAGCGCCCCTAGAGATAGACTCCATGAATGGACCTATATTAGTCTCTGTTTCATACTTAGCAGCGTAGCCTTCTATTATGCGCTCGCCATTCTCTTCTCTAGTTTGTAGAGTGCTATCGTGCTTCGAGTAGTGAGCCGCTGTCAAAAGCTCGTTTCTTTTTTCGTCATCCATTACTTTCTGATTTAGATATTGAATCGCTGTAAGCTCCTAGCTTATCTAAAGCGATTTGATTAACCTGTACTGTGTGTACATCCCCACCCTCTACAGGATTGAGCTCCTCCTCTGCTCTTACTTCATTAATGCTAAGTACTCCACTATTTAGCATCTGAGTAAAGTAGTTAGCTCTAGCTGTAGTATCTCCTCTCTGAAGATCTACGAGCCTAAATTTTGTATATATCTCTGGACGTTGGAAAGCTGGTATTAACTTCCTGTCAACCTCTTGCTCTATCCTTTGAGTCCATGGTACTATCGTATGACGTGCAAACATTAAGTTTTGCTGCTCTACATTGTTGTATGTCGTTTGGCTAGGGAGCTGTACTAGTGAAGGTGGCACGCTAAAGATTCTACAAATCTCCTCCGCTTGGAACTTACGAGTCTCTATGAATTGCGCCTCATCAGGAGAGATAGAAATACGTTGATATTTAAAGCCGAACGGCATAAGCTTAGTACCCGCCTGAGCTGCTCCATGATTCCATGAACCCTGGATCATATCCATCTGCTCCTTTTTCAATGGCTGATCAGAAGTGAGTACTCCTGTCATTTGTCCGCTTTGCCCGAAGTATTCAGCTCCGAAGTCTTGAGCGCTTTTAGCTAGTCCTAGATTATCTCTATGTAATCTTATGGGGCTCATGCGCTGGAGGTTCGCTATCTCTAGCATATTCTCAGGCCGTACTGCTCCGTAATCTTTTACTATATAAACTCTCTCGTTCTTTACTTCTCTTAGATCTACGTCTGAAGCGTGAACAGGATGGAGCGCTATAGCAAATCCTCTCTCGTCTCTCTCTATTACAGCGTACCCCATACCATAGATAAGGGCTGAGGCTGTTATAGTTTCCCAAAATTCAAAGGCTGTTTGGTAAGCGTTGGGCTTAATCTTAATTAAGTCGTGCGCTGGGTGTACGTTAGCTACATATACCTCCTTTCCATTACGCTCGAAAACGTCTAAACCTAGGGAGGCTATTGTAGTAGCTATCTTATATACACAAGCATAGACTGTACTTATAGCCATAGCGTTGCTCTCTGTAATATTAGAGCCCGCTTTCGTTAGGCTATAGATACCAGCTGCTTCTGCTATAGAGCTAGTGTCATACTTGCCTGTTCTGTATCTGAAAATACCTTGTAACCTCTCCTTAAGTGTAGCCATGCGCGGGCGCATTTTACGGCTTATTCGTTAGAAGATATTAACTACAGCGTTACGATATTTAACATTATATCCTCATTGTCTGTAGCGTTCTGTACGTAGCTATTGAGAGCAATTATAGAAGCTATCACTCCATCTACTTTCTTATTCTCTTTCTGCTCTTTTATTACTCGCTTATTTTCGTTGTTGTCGGTGTAGATAATAGCGCAGCCGAATTGCCAGCGTAAGCATTTATTCCCTCCATGTATTACGTTCCCTTTCATTATCTCCATCTCCATCTCCTTAGTTGGTCCGTTCATGCTCGTTATGTTCTGAGCCATTGGCTGCATAGTTATCTCCTCCTCTGTAAGCTCCGCGACTATGTAAGTACTAAACTTAGGATCATAGCCTATCTCCTGTACGTCATACTTTGCGCATTGGTCCAGGATATACTGTTTTACTATTCTGTAATCTGTTACGTTACCTGGAGTGATTGTAATATCTCCCTCTCTCTCATAGTTTAAGTAGTCCACTCCAGCGGCTAGCTTTTTATTATGAGCCTTTACAGAGTTTACGAATTGATGACATAGTAAATAGAAACATTCGTTTTCGTCGTCTCTAAAGATTAGAGCAAAAGCTGTCAAGTCCTGAGTACTCGCTAAGTCTAAACCTCCGTAAGCTGGTAAGCTTGGGAGCCTGTCGAATGGTATGGACTTATCTCCCTTCATATAAATGTCATCAGGTATCCAGGCTGTCTCTGCGCTAGTCCAAATATTAAGGTGTAAGCGTAGAAAGCTGTTTATCATGGAGGGATTACTCTTAGCTTTCTTTACCGCGTCCATGAAGTAAGCCTCGTTACATATTGAGCCGTATCCTGGATTCGCTTTCTTCCATGTTTCAGGATCAGTCCAGTCGTCATCGGGCTCTGCTTTGTATAGAACAGGCAAAAAGCTGTCATCTTCTATAGAGCCGTTTAGCACTCCCTCGCTGTACTCGTGCATTTCATAGCATATACTAGCTCTATCGTGCCCAGCTGTAGTGAGTGATATTATAAGCGGTTGCCTCCTAGCTCCTACTG